CGAATCAGTAACTAAACTTCAAAAAGAATTTGTTGCTATGGAAGATGAACTTATTAAAAAGTATGGACAAGATTCCATAATTAATATGAATACAGGAACAGTAAAACAAAAACAAGATGTCAAAGATTAGTCAATATCAATTAGTAACCCCGGTAGCCGGAGATAAAATAGTAATTACACAAGTTAATGGTAACCCTGCGGATGCTACTAAAAATGTTACTGTTGAATCTATAGCTGCTTTAGCTACTCAATTAAGTAGTGGCTACACGGTTATGAATGGTATGATTAACAATCTTGGTTCTCAATCAGCAACTCCTGTTGGATATGATTTTATGCAATGGGTTTCTAACGTAACTCCTGACACTCAGATTCCACTTATAAGAACTCTAAGAAAATATCAACTAATGCAGGTCTCTTGGATATTTACAGGTAACTCACCTTTAAATTTTAATTCAGGACTAGATAAATTTGAGTTTGACTTAATAAGTATTCCTGATAATAGTTCAGCTCAAATATCTAACGCTACAATCATTGATACTATGTTTCAATTAGATTCAAGCGATAATGGAACCTTCCCGGGCAAACAAGTTGACTTAGCTAATCAGGCAATTATTATTCCTCAGTATACTAATCTTGGAGTAGTGTGTAGAGAAACAGGTTCTGTTACACCTACTGATGGCGAACTAGGAATGTCGTTCTTGTTCCAAGAAACAGTATAATATAATGGATATAAGAAAAATTTCTATAGGTCCTGATTATAAGTCAGGGGGCATGCACTATCTCGTAGGGCAAAATGTCCTTAACAATAGACATGTAATACACCTCATCAAATACAGCGTAGAAGAAGACGCTTATCAAATTTATATTGAGGATAAAGATACGATAATATAAAAGATATTGAGGGCACCAAACTTATCTTAGACGCTTCCGAAGAATCAGCTTCATTTTCAAATCGAGAAGCAGTCGTACTTGAAACACCTCTTAATTACGAGGGTCATATAGAAGAAGGAGATACTCTTCTAGTTCATCATAATGTGTTTAAGTACTATAACGATATTCACGGTAGAAGACAAAGTGGTAAAAGTTTTTTTAAAGACAATAAATTCTTTGTTGATTACAATCAGTTTTACATGTACAGAAAGATGACTCAATGGATTGCCGTTGAGCCTTTTTGTTTTGTATCCCCTCTTCCACCAACTGAATCTTATATTTATAAAAACATAACTAACGAACCATTGATGGGCGTAATGGAATACACCTGTCCATCTATTGAATTACATGGTATTAAGAAAGGTGATGTGGTAACTTTTATGCCGGACTCAGAGTATGAGTTTCGACTAGAAGACAAACTGCTTTACAGAATTCGTTCTAAAAATATTGTAGCTTATGAATCTAAAAGAAACTAAATTAAAAATTATTCAAGCCGGTTATAGAGCTGTAGAGCAATTGATTAAGGTTGCTAAAGAAGATATTATTAAATTAGATGATGATGATGATTTGGCAGCAGACCGTTTAAAGAATGCAGCAGCTACCAAAAAGCTTGCCATCTTTGATGCGTTTGAAATACTAACAAGAATAGAAGCAGAGAAAGAAGCGATAGAAATGGGTGAAGGTAAACCAAGCTCTAAACAAGGGTTCGCAGAAAGACGTTCTAAATGATTAAAGAAATAAAAAATTATATACCTAAGAATATTGTCTCTAATAAAAACAGAGCAAGAAGTTGGTTGTATGGGTATAATAAAAAATATGATTTAATCATCATCTCTAAAAATGGTCAGCTTGGAAAAGTTGTAGAAATATCTAATTTAAAAATAGGACTACCTAAAACTCCTAAAGAAGTTTACTCAAGAAACGAAAACAAACTAAAACAATATTGGGAGAGAGTCGAACTCCCATCTCATCTTTCTAGAATCAAATCTATATTTCAATGGAATGAGATGCCTAATAGTTTTAAAGATAAATATGTTGACTACATAGAGCAAGAGTTTGATTACAGAGAGCAAGGTTATTGGTTTATGAATCGAGGAGTGCCTACTTATATTACAGGCTCTCATTATATGTATCTACAATGGACTAAAATTGACGTAGGATATCCCGACTATAGAGAAGCAAACAGAGCATTCTTTTTATTTTGGGAGGCATGTAAAGCTGACTCTCGTTCCTACGGAATGATATACCTTAAAATCAGACGTTCAGGTTTTTCCTTTATGGGTTCAGCCGAATGTATTAATACTGCAACTTTAGCAAAGGATTCTAGAATAGGTATTTTATCTAAGACCGGTGCCGATGCTAAAAAAATGTTTACTGATAAAGTAGTACCGATTTCTAATAGACTCCCCTTCTTTTTTAAACCTATTCAAGATGGAATGGATAAACCTAAATCTGAATTAGCGTATAGAGTTCCGGCTTCCAAAATAACTAAAAGAAATATGCATGAGGTTTTTGAAGATGACATGGAGGGTCTTGATACAACTATTGATTGGAAGAACACAGACGATAACTCTTATGATGGGGAAAAACTATTATTATTAGTTCATGATGAGAGTGGTAAGTGGGTAAAGCCGAATAACATTTTGAACAATTGGAATGTTACAAAAACATGTTTAAGACTAGGTAGTAAAATTATTGGCAAGTGTATGATGGGTTCTACTTCCAATGCACTAAGTAAAGGTGGAGATAATTTTAAAAAGCTCTATGAAGATTCTGATGCATCTAGTCGTAATGCTAATGGACAGACTAAGAGTGGTTTGTATTCTTTATTCATTCCGATGGAGTGGAACATGGAAGGGTTTATCGACAGATATGGTATGCCTGTTTTAGAAGTCCCTAAAGTAGAAGCTGAAGGTGTTGACGGTGAACCTATATATACAAGTGCTATTGAGTATTGGAAGGGTGAGGTAGAATCTTTAAAAGGAGATGCTGATAATTTAAATGAATTCTATAGACAGTTTCCTAGAACTACTGCTCATGCATTCAGAGATGAAAGTGTTTCATCAATATTTAATTTAAGTAAGTTGTATCAACAGATTGATTACAACGACTCATATTACTACAGGAAAATTTGTTTGGGAGAATGGAGTAAAAGATTCTAAAGTAATATGGGTTCCTGACAAAAAAGGTAGGTTTAATATTTCTTGGTTGCCTACAGCAAACATTCAAAACAATGCTCATCAAAGAAACGGTTTAAAGATTCCGGGCAACGAACACCTCGGGGCTTTTGGATGTGACTCATATGATATTAGTGGCGTAGTAGGAGGCGGAGGTTCTAATGGTGCACTACATGGACTGACTAAGTTTAATATGGATGATGCTCCTAGTAATGAGTTCTTTCTTGAATATATAGCTCGACCACAAACAGCCGAAATATTTTTTGAAGATGTTCTTATGGCTTGTGTATTTTATGGTATGCCTATTTTGGTAGAAAACAATAAACCAAGATTGTTATATCATTTTAAGAATCGAGGCTATAGAAAATACTGCATGAATAGACCGGATAAACATTACACTAAACTTTCTAAAACAGAAAGAGAATTAGGAGGTATTCCCAACACAAGTGAAGATGTAAAGCAAGCACATGCAGCAGCACTAGAATCTTATATTGAAAAGTACATAGGTGTAGATTTTGAAGAGATATTTAGACCATCAGATGAGATGGGAACGATGCCTTTTAATCGCACACTTTTAGATTGGGCAGAAAGAAAAGATTCAAAAATAAAACTTAACTTTGCAAGGTATACTAATACCGGCATACAAAGCGAAATAATTAGATGAAAGATGTAAAGGTAAACATAACAGATGCAGCTTTCCCTAGTCAATTTGTATCTGATGCAGAAAAGGAAACTCAAGAGTATGGCTTACAGATTGGTCAAGCTATACAATACGAATGGTTCCGTAGGGATGGAGTTAGTTGTAGATTCTACAATCAATTCAGACAATTCCACAGACTTCGTTTATATGCAAGAGGAGAACAGTCTGTATCAAAATATAAGAATGAATTAGCAGTCGATGGCGATTTAAGTTATTTAAACTTAGATTGGACACCGGTTCCTATCATTCCTAAGTTTGTAGATATAGTTGTCAACGGAATGTCTGACAGGTTATTCAAAGTAAAAGCATACGCACAAGATGCGATGTCTCAAGCAAAAAGAAGTAAGTATCAAGATATGGTAGAGGCTCAGATGGTCTCTAAAGATTTCTTGATGAGCCTACAGGAGAATACAGGGTTTGACCCTTTTATGGTTTCTCCTGAGCAATTACCTCAGACTGACGAGGAGCTTTCCTTATACATGCAACTTAACTATAAACCATCAATTGAAATTGCTGAAGAAGAAGCAATCAATACTATTTTTGAAGAGAATCATTACATTGATTTAAGAAAAAGGTTAGACTATGATTTAACTGTTTTAGGTATTGCTGTTGCTAAACACGAGTTTCTTCCGGGAGCCGGAGTTGAGGTCAAGTATGTTGACCCTGCTAATATTGTATACAGCTACACAGAAGACCCACACTTTAAAGATTGTTTTTATTGGGGAGAAGTTAAAACACTTCCTATCGTTGAGCTTCTTAAAATAGACCCTTCACTAACAACTGAAGACTTAGACGAGATTAGTAAGTATAGTCAAAATTGGTATGACTATTACAATGTGGCGCAATACTATGAGAACGACATGTTCTATAAAGATACTTGTACCCTACTTTATTTTAATTACAAGACCACCAAAAAAATAGTTTATAAGAAAAAAATTATGGCTACCGGTGGTACTAAAGTAATTGAAAAGGATGACCAATTCAATCCACCTGTTGAAGTAATGGAGGATGGTAACTTTGAAAAGATAGAAAAGACTATTGATGTTTGGTATAACGGAGTAATGGTTATGGGAACAAACATCTTATTGAAATGGGAACTAGCTCACAACATGGTTAGACCTAAGTCATCTTCTCAGCATGCGCTTCCAAACTATGTGGCTGTTGCACCAAGAATGTATAAAGGAGTTATTGAATCTTTAGTTAGAAGAATGATTCCATTTGCTGACTTGATTCAAGTAACTCACTTGAAGCTACAACAAGTAATAGCGAGAACAGTACCGGATGGTGTATATATTGATGCCGATGGATTAAACGAAGTAGACCTAGGAACAGGAGCTGCTTACAATCCTGAAGACGCATTGCGTTTATATTTCCAAACAGGTAGTGTTATTGGTAGAAGCTATACACAAGATGGTGATTTTAATCAAGCTCGAGTTCCAATCAAAGAGATTGCTACAAGCTCAGGTGCTTCTAAGACTCAAATGTTAATTGCAAACTATAATCATTACTTAGGAATGATTAGACAAGTAACCGGTCTTAATGATAATGAAGCAAGAGATGCATCAATTCCTGACCCTAACTCTTTAGTAGGTTTACAGAAACTTGCTGCACTAAATTCCAATGTAGCAACTAGACATATTCTTGATGGAGCATTGTACTTGTATAGAAGTGTAGCAGAAGCACTAACTTATAGGGTAGCTGATATTTTAGAATACGCAGACTTTAAAGATGACTTTATAAATAAAATAGGAAAGTATAATGTCAGCATATTGAATGATATATCCGACTTATATATATATGATTTTGGAATCTTTATTGATGTTGCTCCTGACGAAGAAGAAAAAGCACAGCTTGAACAAAACATTCAAATGGCATTATCTAAGCAAGATATTAACTTAGAAGACGCTATAGATATTAGAGAGCTTAAAAATATTAAACTCGCTAATCAATTATTAAAACTCAAAAGAAAACAAAAGCAAGAAAGAGAGGAGAAGATGGCTATGCAGAAACAAGCGATGACTGCACAGCAGCAGCTCAAGTCTCAAGAGATAGCAGCTCAGTTAGCGATGGCTAAGATACAAGCCGAAGGTGAACAGAAGATGCAAATCAAACAAGCTGAAGTTGCTTTTGAAATTGAGAAGATGAAGAACGAGGCACAATTAAAAAGTCAGTTAATGGCTGAAGAGTTTAATTATAACCAACAGCTTCGAAATGTATCAGAGCAAGCGTTAGCTTTTAGAGAAGGCGCAAGAGATGAAGCTAAGTCTAAAAGGATTAGCCAACAAAACACAGAACAATCTAAAATGATTGCTCAACGTAAAAACAATTTACCACCTCAAAATTTTGAGTCAAATGAAGATAGCTTGGATGGTTTCGACTTAGCAGAATTCGACCCACGATAGTAAATAATTTGAACGAAAAATATTTATTAACTTTGTATAAAAATTTAATCTAATGGACATAATAGTAAAAGACCTTGG